GCATCCCGCGGACGGGCGTGCCCGGTCGGCCGACGACCTATGCCCCGACGAAGCGATTCGTCTCCAGCGAACGCGAGGGGGTACTGGACACGGTGCTGCGCGAGAAGGGGCTATTCGTCTCGGAGCCCAGCAAGGAAACGAAGGTCGGGAACCGGGTGATGACTGAGGACGAGTACCGCAAGTACCGCCAGATTTCCGGCCAGCGCATCCGGGTTCGGCTGGAGTCCATCGTGCCGCGGCTGAAGGTCATGACCAAGGAGGCCGCTGACAAGGAGATCGACCGCATTGAGCGTGAGGAGCGGGAGCGGGCCAAGCGGGCGGTGGTGATCGGGACCGCTGCCCCAAAACGTTGACCCGAGCGCGAATCTCTGGCATGAGCGTCGGGCATGTCAGACCAAGTGCAGCAGTTCATCGCCCAGGCGCAGCCCCTGGTTGATTCCCCGGACGCGCCCCAGCCGACGGGGTTGGATGAACCGCGCGTGCCGTTCCAGACGGCGCTCAAGCTGACAGGTGAGCAGGAGAAGCGCATGCTGGACCATGCGTTCAAGCGGCTGAATGACCTCAATTCGGACTTGGGCCGCGATCAGGCCAGTACCCCGACGTGGTGGCAGAACCAGACCGGCAACGCGAATACCTACCTTGCGTCGCAGGGCCTTCAGGCGAGCGACACGTTCATGACGAAGCGGTGCCGCTACGACGCAACGTTCCTGAACGACGTTTCGTGGCGCCCATATACGATGGGGCCGGACAACATTTTCATGTCGTCCAACTTTGCGGTCCCGCTGGTGCGCCGCATCTGCCGGCAGATGATTGCGCGGGCCAAGAACAATTTCTTCGGGGCGTCGCCGTGGTTCAGCATCAGCCCGGCCCCGGTGCCGGAGTTCGACGCCGTGAATGACGCAGAGCGGGCAGAGCGGATCGAGCGATACCTGCGGTTCAAAATGGACGAGGCCAATTCGTCCGAGGACAAGGGCCGCGCCATCGAGCGGGCGCTGGTGCTGGGTGAGTGCCCGGTCAAGACGACCTACGTAGTGCGGGATCAGATGTTCAACATTGAGGCCCGGGTCCTGACGAGCATCGAGGGCGAGCCGGTGCGGTCGGCAGCGGACGGAAACTATATCACGGAAGAGGATCAGTTTGTTGACGCCGAGGACGGTACGGGCCGTCTCGTACTGGCGCGCGACCGTGGCCACCCCGAAGCCGTCGAGCAGCCGCTTGCCCCGCTCTGGGCGCAGATGCCGCTGGACCGCCGGCAGGTGCTCTTTGAGGGCGCCAAGTCGGAGCCGATTTACTACAAGGATTTCCTGTGCCCGCTGACTGCCAAGGACGTGCAGACCGCTGACACGATCGTCCACCTGTACGACAAGCCGGTGATGGAGTTCGTCGACTTGGTGGTGAAGCGCGGCATGGTGGGTGATGACGCGGGCGCTCGGATCGGTGCTGCGCAGAAGATGCTGACGCTCATCAAGGAGCTGTCGCAGAACTCGCCGCAGCCGAAGGCCCGCCAGCAGCAAGACCTCCGGCCGAACGACCACTTCACGGCGCCAATCGCGATGGAGACCGGCGGCCCCGTGGCGGAGTTCGCAGAGTTCTATCTGTGGTTCGATGCCAACGGCGACGGCGTGGCGGAGAATATCATGCTGATTGCCGACCGCAACACGCAGGCGCCGATCTTCTATGACCACGTGGCCAACGTGACCACCGACGGGCTGCGGCCGATTGAGATCGTGCGCATCAATCCGGTCGAAGGGAAATGGTACGGGCTCGGGATCATGGAGCTATTCGACTCGTACCAGCAGATCGTGGATTTGCTGGTGAACCGCTGGAATTTCAGCCAGTCGCGTTCCGGCCGCGTCGACTTCTGGGACCCAACCGCGACGCAGGAGGGCGACCGCGATCCGAACCTCAAGATGAACTGGGGCGGCACGTACTCCAAAAAGCCCGGCAAGAAGGCCGAGGATGCGCTGGAGACCGTGTACCTGACGGACATCAAGTTCGAGGAGGTCCACATGATGATCCAATATTTCATGCAGCTTTGCATGAACGAGAGCGGCGTCACGAATGCGAACGACGATCAGGCGGCCGGCATGCAGTCGGCCAAGCTGGCGACGGGCATCATCGAGGTCAGCCGCTCGGGTGACGAACTGTTCCAGCCGGTGATCGCCGACCTGCGCGGGCCGCTGGAGCGCATCCTGAACCGCGAGGTGGACGTGACGCTCGCCAACATGAACCCGCAGGAGGTGTTCACGTACCTTGAAGGCGACACGATGGGCATTGATCGCATCACGCCGGACGAGGTGCGCGGGCTCCGCTTCAAGACGAAGATCGAACTGACTTCGATGAAGAACTCCCAACAGCTCCAGATGAGTGCGCAGGCCGCGGCGCTGGTGGAGAAATTCTATATGCTGGACCCGCTGATCCAGCAGCGCGTGGTGTCATTCTATCGCCAGCAACTCCGTGTACTCGACCCGAAGGCCGATGCGGAACTAACGCTTCAGCCGCTCATACCGATGCTGACCGGGATGCCCGGCGGGATGGCACCCGAAGGCGGCGGCGGGAACGAAGGCATGGGCACGCCGTTCTCTGCGCAGCTCGGGCAAAAGAACACGCAGATGAAGGGCGTCAGTGCGGCGGGCGGGACTCCGGCGGGAGCGTAGGGATTCGCGCACTGCGGAGTGCTGCGATTTCCTTGCGCGCTGCCTCAAGATCGGCGGCAAGCCCGGCCATAACTCGACCATCCTTTGATGCAAAGAATGCCTCATTCGCCCTTGCCGTTGCCATGTGCGACTCTCTCGCAGCGGCGGCGATATATCTCGTAAAATCGAGCGAGCGTTCGCGAAGATAACGATTTTCAGACGCAAGCGCCTTGATGCGCCTTCGGAGATCGCTGATCTTGGCGTGCGCCCGATGGCTGGCGTGAAACGAGCTGTCGCGAAAACAGGCCACCGCGCCCAAAATGAGTCCGAAAAATAATCCGATGAACAATATGGATGCGGTGTACATGCCGCCACCATCACCAAAAACTTTTTCGCGTCAATTCTATATTTCCCGCTTGACGGGAAGTGACTCACTGCGCAACTTCAGCGCGCATGAGCCGAAACACTGACTTCGTTGGCTTCTACTGCCAACTCCCGAAAGCCACGCGGGCCAAGATCGTCCGCGAGGCCCGCAAGCATGATGTCTCCCAGTGGGTCATTATTGAATCCTTGGTCAACAACAAGCCCATCACCTCCGTTCGGCGTCCGCGCGGCGGGGTGGTTAATGTGGAGCTGTGATGCACGTCGAACACAAAATAACCTATCCCGACGAAGCGGAGGTAAGGTTGACGATCGTCTGCTCTGTCGCCGAGGCGAAATCTTTGCGAGAAGTCCTCGCGAGAGACGCGCGCCCGGCTTCATGCGATGTCTACCACCTTCTCAGTGACGCCATCAAGCAAGCCTCAGCGACTATCTACGCCCGCCCCGAAGAGCCGAAATCCACAACCTAATTCTATATGTCCGACACCCAACTCGCCGAAAGGCCCCAGTCCGTCAAAGACTTCCTCGCTCTCCCCGCGTACAAATCGCGCTTCGGTGAGGTGCTTGGTCAGCGTGCGCCGCAGTTCATGGCGAGCCTGATCCAGCTCACCAACGATCCGTACCTCGGACGATGTGAGCCCAAGAGCGTCATCGCCTCGGCCATGATCGCCGCCGTGCTCGATTTCCCGATCGAGAAGTCGCTCGGGTTTGCGCACATCGTTCCCTACGGCGGTGTCGCCCAGTTCCAGATGGCCGCAAAGGGCTACGTCCAACTCGCCCTGCGCTCCGGCCAGTACCAGCGCCTCAACGCCAAGCCGGTCAACGCCGAGGCGTTTGAGGGTTACGATGAGGTCGGCGAGCCGCGCATCAACTGGGAGATGTTGGACGAGACGAAGCCCATCATCGGCTACGTCGTCGCGTGGCGCCTGACGAACGGCTTCACCAAGATCGCGTACTGGCCCAAGGCCAAGGTCGAGGCGCATGCAGCGCAGTTCTCGCAGGCGTACAAGAAGAAGAAAATGGACTCACCGTGGTTCACAAACTTCGACAAGATGGCCCTGAAGACGGTCGTGATGAACGAACTTCGCGCATGGGGCGTGCTGTCGGTGCAGATGCAGACCGCCATGAAGCACGACATGGGCACGCAGAAAGACGTGGACGCCGAGGTCGAATATATCGACGCCGACGCGACAGTCGTGGCGGATTCAGCGCAGCAAGCTGAAGCCCCCGCCCGCCCCGCCCACCCCCCCCCCCCCCCCC